AAGTACCAGATCAGTCCTGCTACACTAACTGCATTTGGCTACATCAAGCCTGATTATTTCTTTACCTATGGAATAGAAGCAGTAAAGAAAGACGATGCATGGACCGGCAAAGACAGCGTGAAAACCCTGCCTAACTGGTTCCTTAGCACAGGCATACAAGAACAGGTCATGTATCAATTGATGCAGAATAACTATACTACCATGACAAACAATGAAGGTATAAAAAGTACCGATAACCTATGCACGATTGCAGGTATGCTGTGCGTAGCGCACATACTGGGTGCAGAACCAGGTACAGAACGTGCCCCGGGTGCAAGGTTCTGGAGGCAAACTGGCAGCGGACAGGACTTGACCGGTAAGAACGCCGCTTATTACTTTAGTCTAGGACGTTATGCAGTTGACGTGCTGGCTTCTCAAACTGCATGAATAAATAACTGACTATGGCACTATATTCAGGATTCAGCACCTACCAACGATACAAGAAATTCCGTGTCACGGACTTTGATCTTGTGCAACAGGATTTATTCAATCACTTTAACATACGCAAAGGTGAAAAACTCATGAACCCAGAGTTTGGCACCATTATCTGGGGCATGTTGTTTGAGCCACTAACAGATACTGTGCGCAAAGCTATTGTAGCCGATGTCAAACGTATTGCAATGTATGATCCTCGCATTGCAGTGAACAGCATACAACTAAATGAATATCAACAAGGTCTACAGATCAACATGGTTCTAACCTATCTTGTGGAAGACCGAACTGTTACTCTTGCATTTAATTTTGACAGAGACAGCAAAACAGTCAGCCAAGGCGTGTACGGCAAGAGCTAATTAAAACTCCATATTTTTATGTGAATAAATACTTTAAACGGGTACATTCACATGGCTGCTACTACAAGACAAACTAACTTACTGATCCAGCAGGACTGGAAAAAAATCTATCAGAGTTTCCAAAACGCTGACTTTCAAAGCTATGACTTTGAAACTCTGCGCAAGAGCATGATTGATTATCTCAGGACCTACTATCCTGAGGACTTCAATGACTTCTTGGAAAGCAGTGAATATGTTGCGTTAATTGACATAATTGCGTTTCTTGGACAGAGTCTTGCATTCCGCACAGATCTAAACGCCCGTGAAAACTTCCTAGACACAGCAGAACGCCGCGACAGCGTATTGAAGCTTGCTCGCTTGATCAGCTACAACCCAAAACGAAATATCACAGCATCTGGTGTGTTAAAATTTGACAGCGTGTCAACCACAGAAGCAATAGTAGACAGCAGTGGACTAAATCTTAGCAATATTCCTATTTTCTGGAATGATCCTGGAAACAACAACTGGCAAGAGCAGTTTGCATTGATTATCAACGGAGCATTGATTGACAGCCAAGTGGTTGGTAAACCAGGCAACACAGCAACCATAAGTGAAATAAGAACAGAAGAATACAGCGTAAATCTTTTGCCCAGCATCATTCCTGCGTTTAAATTTACCAACCCAGTTGAAGGTGCAAACATGACATTTGAAGTTGTGTCTGCAACCAGCCTTGGTGAAGCTTATGTTTATGAAAAAACTCCTACTCCAAGCAGGATCTTTAACATACTCTACAGGAACGATAATCTAGGCAACGATAGTGCTGACACAGGATGGTTTGTGTATTTCAAACAAGGCGACATTGGCACAATAGATTTCAACATTGCAGACAGCTTGCCTAATCGTTCAGTGAGCATCAATGTTAACAACATCAACAATACTGATGTATGGTTGTATAAACTAGATGCCAACGGAGCACCATCTGAGAAATGGACCGAAGTACCAAATGTGAGTGGCTTCAATGTTATCTACAATACCAGCGTAGAAAGAAACATATTCCAGGTTAATACCAGAGCCGGAGATCAAATTGATCTAGTGTTTGGCGATGGCGCTTTTTCTAATATTCCAATTGGTACATTTAGATTGTACTATAGAGTGAGCAATGGATTGAATTACAAAATCACTCCAGAAGAAATGCAGTCTGTTGCTATTCCTATTACCTATGTGAGCCGCAGTGGCCGTGCTGAAACCATAACAATCAAGGCAAGTTTGCATTACACTGTTAATAACTCTAGCACACGCGAAAGCATTGCAGACATCAAGACAAAAGCGCCTCAGCAGTACTACACACAAAATCGCATGATCACCGGCGAAGACTATAATATATTGCCATTTACTAAATTCAGCAGTATACTAAAAATCAAAGCCACCAATCGCAGTAGCAGTGGCGTTAGCAGATATCTAGATACCATTGACATCACTGGAAAATTTTCTAGTACCAATATCTTTGGACAAGACGGAATCTTGTATCGTAAAGAAACGATTGAATCCCAGGACTATGTTCCGCCGACCAGCGGTGACATTGCAGGCAGCTTGAATCAGGTTATCAACAATGCACTGTTGGTAGATAACTTTGTGCCATTCAGCCAGTTTATCTATGAAAAATTACCAAGATACAATACCAAAGATGTTACAGTAAACGGAACTATCTTTGATGCGGTGTGGACTCGACTAACAGTTGCAACCAATCAAAGTACAGGATTTTTTGCGACCAGCACGGACTATAATTCAGCCGCAGTGCTTGGCACCTATGCTACCCCTTTAAAAACAGGAACATCGTCATCCACAGCCATGCGATTTGTGTTGCCCCAGACAATCATACGTTTTAGAGCATCCCAGGATCAAACAATTAATCCTGCGCATTTTGACAGCAACAACGAAATCAAATCTGGCTTGCCAAGTCTACCAGGCGATAGAACCTATATCTATGCCACAGTGGTCAAGGTTACAGGAGACGGAACAGGTGGCATCATCACCAAGAACAATGAAGGCCCGATCTATCTAAGTACGTTTGTACCAAGCGGCGCCTACATCGACCAGATCATTCCAAAGTTTTACAACAACATCCCCGTCAGCATACTAACAGCCACAGCAAGTTTGATCAACGGAAAGAAAAACTTTGGCCTGCGATTTGACCAGCTGAACAAAACCTGGGCGGTCATTCAGCCTCAGGATCTTAAACTGTCTCAGGCCACCAGTGCATTGGTTACCACCGGTACTGCCAATGCAGAGTACAATGAAACCAATGCTGGCGACATCAGTGCAAGTAGTCTAGACAACAGCTGGATCATTGCGTTTGTGAGTGGTAACTACGGATATAAAATCTACTATAGACAGGTTAACTATATCTTTGAAAGCAAGCGTGAAACTAAATTTTACTTTGATCCAAAAGTTAGAGTATATGACCCTAAGTCCGGGCAAGTCATTAACGACCAAATCAAGATTTTAAAATCTAATTCAGCACCCGATGCAACACAATCCTTGTACGATGACAAGATTTATTTTATCTATAAGATGATTGTGGATGCCGATGGATATGAAAACACAAGCAAAATCTTGTTAAAGTATCCAGACTCTAATCGTGATGGGGTACCTGATAATCCAGACTTGTTCACTGAGATCGTGGATCCTGCTGTGAACGTGCAGAACAAAAAAGTGTTTTTCAAGAAAGTTTACACATCAAACAACTATATCAGTTTTCAGATACTTGATGCTGGCGCAGTTGAAACAGCATTTGCATCACAATCAGACATCGTGGCAGTACAGGATCAGTACACAGATGGGCAGATTTTTTATGCATATGGCGAAAATTTGTTCTATGTATTGACCAGCGGAAAATTAGTTTCATCGGCTAACAATGAAATTTATCTGTTGCTTGAAGGTCGCCAGGACTTGTATTTCCAGTATAGACATACCAGTCCAGCAAATCGCCGAATAGATCCAAGTCCAAACAACATCGTGGATCTTTATGTACTCACCAAGCAGTATGCAACTGACTACCAGGCCTGGGTGCAAGACACATCGGGTTCTGTAGCACAGCCTAGCGTACCAACCACACAAGAGCTACAGCTATCCTATGGTGATTTAGAAAACTACAAGGCCATGAGCGATACACTGATTTACTCTAGTGCAAGATTCAAACCGCTGTTTGGAGACAAGGCAGATACAGCACTACAGGCCACATTCAAGGTCGTGAAAAACCCCAATATCGTTGTAAGCGACAATGATGTCAAGGCCTCCGTGGTTTCGGCTATCAATAAATTCTTTGATCTAGGCAACTGGGACTTTGGCGAAACCTTCTATTTCAGTGAACTGAGTGCATATTTGCACAGCACCCTCACACCTAAGATCTCCAGTATTATTATCGTACCATCCAGTACTGCGCTAAGTTTTGGTAGTTTATACCAGATCAACGCCGAACCAGATGAAATCGTGATCAGTGCGGCAACAGTTAATAACGTAGAAATCATTTCAGCTATCACGGCAGCACAACTGCTGTGATTTTAAAACCTTAAATACTAGATAGAGCTAAAGAGAACATATGGCCGCAATTAAAAGTATAAATCTTCTTCCAGAGATATTCAAATCAGACGCAAATAGAAAATTTCTTGCCGCGACAGTTGATCAGCTGATATCAGAACCTGCGCTTACCAAGATAGATGGATTTGTTGGTAGAAAGTTCGCACCAACATACAAAAGCGGAGATTCCTATGTCCAGGAGCCGACCACTGACAGACAAAATTATCAACTGGAGCCCAGTGTTGTTGTGCAAGATTCAACAAGCGGGGATGTTACTTTTTATTCAAGCTATCCTGATTTAATTAAAAAAATACAGTACTATGGTGGACTTACCAACGATCACAGTAGATTGTTTGAAGGCGAAAGCTATAACTTTGATGGACTGTTTGACTTTGACAAATTTGTAAACTTTAACCAGTACCTGTGGCTACCAAGCGGTCCTCCTGAAGTTGCGGTAAGTGCGAACTCTGATGTGAACGTGCTTGACTTTGCAGTCAACAGAGACAGCACACAGCAGTCATACACACTAACAGGATCTGGCACTGATCCAAATCCAATCCTTACACTGATCAAAGGCAACAAGTATACCTTTCGTGTAAACCAACCAGGGCATCCATTCTGGTTACAAACAGTACCTGGTGCCACTGGCACACGCTCGGCAGAAGCCGAAGCACTATCAAGACAAATATTTGGAGTTGCGAACAACGGCGATGATGTTGGAACAATAACATTCACAGTGCCAGCATCAACCGCACAAGACTCCACACGCTTGGCAGTTCGTGTTGGAGAAGTTGATTTTGCAACATCTCTTACATTCTCCCAGTTGCAGAATCGTATGTATTCAGTTGTGCAAAAACTTGGAGGTATCGACGGCCTAGTAAATTCAACAGTCAACGGCAGCACAGTTATCCTAATTAATACCACACAGAATCCATCTGACTGGACTGATCCTGGTGTGTTCGACTTTGATTTGTTTGACCAAGGTGACTTCCAGCAACAGGATGATAACGGAAACTACTATGCACCAATTGCATACGAAGCTGGTGACACTGTTCCAACTGAACAGCGCAGAGATATTTTTAGAATACGAGTAATCCAAACCAGTTTAACTGATGGATTGGTTCGTCTTGAGCATATCGCTTCTGTGTCTGCTGGGCAAAAAGTTTATGTAAAAAATGGAACCACAAACGCAGGAGTTGAGTTCTACAAGGACACCGACGGGTTATGGTACCCAGTTGGACAGATCACTGCACCACTTACAGAAATCTATTATCAAGATGGCAGTAGCGATTTCTTTGGCGGCAGAATCAAACTGATCGAGCCCAACCAAGCTATAATTGATGTTGAAAAAGAAATAATTGGAAAAACAAACTACACCAGTCCTAATGGTGTCAAACTAAGCAACGGAATGAAGATTCGTTTTGATGCTACAGTTACACCAGCATCATACACCAATAATCTTTATATTGTTGAAGGTGTTGGCAAAAGCATACGATTGGTAAACTCAGGAAATCTAATAGTACCTGAATCATACATCCTTAAAGATCAGTTGTCTGTTCCAGATTACATCACTATCAGTAGAGGTAGTCTTGATCTAAATGCCTGGAGCCGTAGCAATCGTTGGTTCCATAGCGGCTTGATTGAAATGGCCGCAGTCTACAACAACGACCCTACTCTGAGAACAATAACAGCTACCCGAGCAACTCGCCCAATCATTGAATTTGAACCAGATATCTATTTGTATAACTATGGTCAAGTTGCAAAAGCACCTATTGACATTTTAGATTTTTCTGTAACAGATGCATTCACACAAGTTGAAGGCAAAGAAAAATACATCATTCAGTTGCCAAACAATCTATCGCAGGCGCTGACTGCAGGCACTCGTGTTGTGTTTGCAAATGACATTGATCCAGATGTCAGAAATAGAATCTATCGCGTGGATTTTATTACCACAACGGAAAGAACGCAGATCCACTTGGTTAGTCAAAATACCAATCTGCTTCCTACCTATCAAGTAAGTGGTGCGCAATTAGTTGAAGATGTTTCTGTTGCGTTTGTTGGCGGCAACCCCGATCAACCAGCCACAGCAAATATTGTGGTAGACGACATAACTGGCACCATAACAGACGTTGTATTTTCTAGCTTTGGCACAGGGTATCGTAGCAAGCCCACAGTTACATTTGTAGGCGGTGGCGCCGGCACAGGTGCTCAGATAGATATCACTCTGTCTGGTGGTGACACAGGAACTATTTCTTCTTACAAACTTGTTTCTGGCGGCACCGGCTACTCAACTGCACCTCTGTATGGATCTATTCCAACCGTTACTTTCTCTAAACCAGTTCCGGGCATTGGCGCAAATGTGGCACTTGGTGAAGCTGTTATGGCACCAACCACAGTGGCAAATGTCATAGTCAACTATGGCGGATTAAACTACATTGCTGATCCGTACCTAGAGATCACCACCGCCTACAGCACACAAGCAGACATCAAACCAGTGTATTCTGCATTTAACTACATCGACTATATTAGAATCACAAACCCTGGTGTTAACGTTGGCGAAGTTGGAATAACAATCAGCAGTCCAAACGACTACGAAGCCACTGCAAGCTATGCCAACACCACCACATTCACCACAGATATAATTAATGTAGAAACAGTTCCTGTGGGGCTTGGACTAGACACACTGGTATATGGCCCAGGAGTAACTGGTGGTACCACGCTGGCAGAAATAGGCGACAGTTCTATCCGCATCAGTGATCCTGCCGCGGTTACAGATAATAATTTTTATGTGTTTGCATCAGTTGGGCAGGCAGGAGTTACCAGCACAGAAATCTATGCTAACTCGAACATATTTTCTAGTGCAATAGTACAGTTGAGTTCTGTGACTGGAATTTCCACAGGCAAAGCAGTGTTCGGCGACGGCGTTGTTCCGGGAACATTGGTAAGCAATGTTGACACACAGAACAATATCGTTACACTAGACACACCTGCTAATCTTAAAAATGGCAGAGTGCTGACTTTTAAAAATTCTTCAACAAAATCAGCAACAGTAACAACAACATCTAGATTCAGCAATACCATCAAGGTTGATAACTCGGCAGTGGCCGCAGTTAATATGTATGTTACTGGTGGTGCCGCAAGACTACATATCAACAGCGTAAGCCTTAGTTTTCCTGCAGAGATTGACGTTGGCTCACAGTCAGTTTTGGTCAAAGGTGATCAGATTGTTATTCGTGGAATTGATACCACGGTTGAACTCAACAACAACACATACTATGTGGTGCCAAACAGTAATATTGCAGGCGTACTAACCTTGTACAGTGATCCAGATCTACAGTATCCAGTTGATGCACGAAACTATACATCTTTCACACCCGGGCTTGGTTATGCGGCACCGTTTTCTATTGAATATGGAGTTAGTGTAACAAAAATCCTAGATGCCAATACCATAGAGGTAAGCAAGCCAGTCAGCGTATTAGCTGGAACACAGCTTGGATTTGTTGGTAAGACTGCTGTGGCAAAAGCTAAAACTGATATTTCTAACGTATATGCTATATCAATCACGGATCCAGGTGCCGGATATAAGACTGCCCCAACTGTGTCTCTTTCCTACACTTCGAGTAACTCTGGTAGTATTCAACCTACTGCGGTCGCAGTCATGAATGACAATGTGTTGGATTATTTTAAAATACTTAATCCAGGCACTGGTTATCAAATTAACAACAGCATAAGCGCAAAAGTAATCAACAGCGTAACCGCGATAACTTCAGACTCTACTGTGTACGGAACAAGAACTTTAACGTTTGCATCAGCAAACGATGTCAAGTATGTAAAACCAGGATGGTTGGCATTCTTAGTTATTGATTTTGTTTCATACACAGCCTACACAGACTTTGCTAGAACTCCATATGTATCAACCACAACCACAGGTCCTAGTTTTGATACAAAACAACCCTATATGGATGTGGGGTTAACCGCAGCCACGGTGCTAACAGTTCACCAGATAGTTGATAATCAAATTATTCTGAATGCTGATATACATGCACTAGACGCTGACCAGCAACAGATTAACTTGCCAGCAGGCACTAAGTTGTTCTTTACAGCAAAGAGTAGATTCTTTACATCTGAAACAGATGCCAGCAGTACTCCAATTGGAGATACAAAATCTGATTTTGTTATTGCCTTGCCGGTATTTGACAGTAGCACAGTGTTTTTAAATAATGTTTGCGGAATACAGCACGGGATGATAGTTAGAGATTTGTCTGGTGGACTTCCGTCGGGTATTACTGTGATTTCAGTTGATGCGGTTGATAAGTTTGTTGTACTAAGTGCAAGGATCAATGCTACTGCTGGGTTGCCACTACAGTTCACATCAGTAGCGGAGGTCGTTGCTAATCTCAAATCAACTAAAATTTCTAGCATCAATGTTACAGATGGCGGCGCAGAATATACATCTGCACCAACTATTACAATTTCTCCTGCAATAACTCCGCAACAAAAAATTGCAACCAGTACAGGAACAGACACGATTGAAGTTCCAGATCTTGACGGAATAGTTATTGGCATGACAGTGTCAAGTGAGTACAACATTGACGGCAGTGGAGTAACCACAGGATCAACAACTCCAAAAGTAATTGCAACATCTAGCATACAAACGGGTACCGCTACATTTAGATATTTTGTACAGTTGAATTATATTCAACCTGTGTTTACTGGCCTGCTGACCACATTCACATTGACCACATCTGCACTTGCCCAAATAACAAGTTTAAACGTAGTTGAAACCATAACAGGTGATGCCACACCGGATACCTATGAAGCAGGAAACACAGTGCTGATCGCATTACCAACAATTGGTAAATCAACACTGAAACAATCACAAACCGGAGTCGATACATATAATCAATACTGGTTCAATGGCACAAGCTGGTTACCTTCACAGCAAAAAACTGGATACAATCAAGCACCTCTGTTTGATCTATTTGATAAAAATGGAATTTCTGCGAGCGATACCTCAGTATACCTTGGCAGTAAGTTTGCTGGAACCAAGGTGTTTGGATATAAAGTAGGAACTGGAACATCTGATTCTATACTAGGATTCCCTCTTGGATATAAAAATTTCCAAGGACAAATTGGTGATATTGAATTTGTAAATTATTTTGACACAGATTCTTTTGTGTATCTAGTGAACAAGATCGAAACACTAAAAGCAATCAACAGTTTATATCTAAAGCAAAAAAATAGTTCTGGATTCGCTTATAGGAATATGTGGACCCGTGCTACAGAAAAATCCAAGCAGTATCAGATTATTTCGCATGTGTTTGATGGATATACAAACTATTTTGAAATTGACGTTAGCCCCAATGACAGCAAGACCATACCATATGTTAAAGTATATGTGGATGGCAAGATCCTTTCTGACGCCAATTATTATCTAACAACATATAAAACTAGACGTGCTGTGGTCATTGACGTCAACTATTTAACTCAAACTCCAGCAAGTAAAGTTGATATTCTAATCTATAGCAAATCTGTTTCTGGGTTTGGTTACTATCAAGTGCCAACCAACCTAGATTTCAACTCTAACAATTCTAATTTTACATCATTAACATTGGGTCAGTTGAGACAGCACCTAGTTGCAATGAGCCAGAATCATTACGGTGTAACTGGACAAGTACTAGGAACTAACAATCTTAGAGATCTAGGAATTAAAAACTGGACAGGATCTATCCTACAAAATGCTAACCCTGTGGTCTACAGTGCGGCATTTTTAGGAGACGGCGGACTAGAAGCAGTGTCTGCAATTGAATACGCTCAAAGAGAATATTCAAGATTTAAAAACAAATTCTTAGATCAAGCAGTTAAACTTGACCTCAACATCAAGAACGTACCAGTAGCAGTTGACCAGCTGATGAATGCAGTTAACATTGGAAAAAATACTTCCATGCCATGGTATGACAGCGACATGATTCCTTACGGATCATCAACAACAACCACGATCAAGGTCGTTGATGCAAGACAAACCAGATATCAAATACCAAGTGCATTTGACGACACAGTATTGAGTCGCAGATCTGTATTGATCTATTTGTATGATTCCGCAACTGGTCAGCGACGTCAGTTGATTAAAGGATTAGATTTTGTATTCAATCCTAGCATCTCTGCAATAGACATATCAGCAAATGTAATTCTTACATACACCACAACAATATCTATAGTTGATAGAACGTCAACTGTGGGTTGCTATGTTCCTGAGACACCTACCAAACTTGGATTGCACCCAAGTTTCGTTCCTCAGATCTACATTGATGATACCTATCAGATACCACAAAAAATGATACAAGGGCATGATGGTAGCCTTACTCCAGCATTCAACGACTTCCGTGATGAATTCTTGTTGGAACTAGAACTGCGTATCTATAACAACATCAAGGTAAATTATCAAGATACCCTGATTGATATTGTGGAATCTATTCCTGGAAAATATAGAAACATCAATTACAGCAGATCAGAATTTACCCAACTGCTAACAAGAAATTTCTTGAAATGGATTGGTACTAATCAGATCAGCTATAGTAAAAATGATACATTTGACAGCGGTAATCCATGGACCTGGAATTATAAATTCTTGAAAGATTCAACAGGAGAATTTCTTCCTGGGTTCTGGCGTGGCATATATGAATATTACTATGACACTGATCGTCCTCACATGCGCCCTTGGGAGATGTTAGGATTTACTGACCGTCCTGCATGGTGGGAAGAATACTATGGCCCTGCTCCTTATACCGGAAGCAATAAAGTGTTGTGGGATGATCTTGAAGCAGGATATGTTGCAGAAGGTCCTCGCCAGGGTATCAATGCACAGTTTGCGAGACCCGGTCTCAGCAAATTAATACCAGTAGACGAGCACGGACAGTTACTGAGCCCAGAAAAAATATTCCCAGTAAGTTTTAATTCAGACGGGTTGTCAACTGCATGGAGTGTTGGAGACCGTGGACCAGTTGAGACTGCCTGGCGTCGTAGTAGTGAATATCCATATGCACTACAGATTGCTATAGCACTATCTCGTCCTGGTTTTTACTTTGGCACAATGTTTGACGTAACAGCATACTACCGAGATACAGACCTAGACCAATTGGTAATAGACTCTAACAAACAGCGTGTGAATAAAAGCACGTTCTCTATTCCAGACGACGGTATTACATCGGGCACGGTGGTGCTGACCGCAGGTTATGTAAACTGGGTAAGAGATTGGTTCAGCAGTAAATCTAAAAATGGAACCACAACAATAAGCAATCTGATAAGAAACATTCAGGTAAAACTCAGCTATCGTATGGCAGGCTACAGCGACAGCAAGTTCCTAACTGTATTAGCTGATCAAAGCTCTCCAGTTAGTGGCAGCAGTAGCATTGTTATTCCTGCAGAAAACTATAGAATTTTCTTAAACAAGTCAACACCAATTTCTCGAATTGTGTACAGTGCGGTTATTGTTGAGCGAACTGCCAATGGCTATACTGTATCAGGATACGATTTAGAAAATCCTTACTTCACGATCATTCCTAGCCAGGCCAGCAATAATTCGTACACCATAAGTGCAATCAATGAAACAGCAGTGGTGTTCAAAGACTTCCAGCCTATAAAGTTGGTTGTGCCCTACGGATATGAATTCATTAATAGACAACAGATAGTTGACTTCTTGATCAGCTACGGTCGATATCTAGTTGGGCAGGGCATGGTATTTGATACTGTGAACAGCGACCTTGAAACTGCACAAGACTGGGTGCTAAGTTCTAAAGAATTTTTAACCTGGAGCCAACAAGGCT